CAATAACGAATTCGGGTTTGATCTCCCTAATGAGTCTAAGCATTTCTGGCCAGAGATAGCGGTCATCGTTTGTACCTTTTTGTTTTCCTGCGACGCTGAAGGGTTGACATGGGAACCCTCCCACAATGACATCTGCTGAGTATTCTTTTCCTTTGACATTTTTTATATCCTCCTCGATTGGTATGTTAGGAAAGTTCTTTTGTAGAACCTTCTGACAGTATTTATCTTTCTCAACAAATTTCACTGTCTCAAAAAAACCTGTTGAGTCTAAACCTAAAGCAAATCCTCCTATACCTGAAAATAAATCTAAAACTTTTAGTTTTCTATTCACGAATAGTCTCTTTCTAATATCATCTCTAAGTAGTGTATTGCTTTTTTAATATCTTCTTCTTTCCCCTTTACAGAGTGTCTACAAATATATTTTATAGCATTGCCCTCTGCAAATAAAAGTTTATTTTCGTTAATAAACTCTGCGGGTTGAATTTTCATCGATCGGTAGTGCTTCCCGCCTATCTGCTCTTCTAATGAATTGTACGTTGTGCCTTTAAATATATTTTTATGTGTCATATGTTATATCCTCTTTCTGTCTTTGCATAAATTATGTTTAATTGTTTTTTAGCTCTTGTAACACCAACATAAAATAATCTGTGTTCATCATCGGGATTATCTAAATATTTATTATAAGCAGCATTACTCAAGTCAGTTATCAAAACTACATTATCCCTTTCATTACCTTTAACACCATGAATAGTTGATATTTTTATTCTGGGTTCTTTTGACAAATCTTCTCCATTCTTTATTAATCTATGTATTTTTCTAATCTCATCGTCTCCTAAATCATCAAATGCAATATACCACTCTTGATCTGTTTTTAAACCATAATCTTTTTTTAAGGTATCTATATCATAAAATTTTTCTTTCGACATTTGTTTCATTAATTTTAGATCCACATTTTTACTCATTTTATTGGTTATCTTTTTATAATCATTATAATGTAGAGGAGTGCCCTCTCGTAACTTATTCCAATTCTCTATTAAGGCATAAATATTTTGAACTCTTGGAGTAGAGTTTCTTCTTTGAAAATAAAAATTATTTTGATCTAAGTAGTAAGCTATTTTTTCTAATATTAAATTTGTTCGAGCAAGTATTAACCACTCTCCTTTTGATAGATTTACTCTATCAATTTCCCAATGATAATTTACTTGACCTAACTCTTCTTTAGGTATCCAATTTTTTTCTACTCTATTTTTAACTTTTTTAATTATTTTATTGGCTACATTAAATATATTTTTAGGCACTCTATAAGATTGTTGTAATATTACTCTTTCTCCTTCTAAATTTATAAAAGTTTCTGCATCAGCACCATTCCATTTGTAAATAGCTTGGTCGTCATCTCCTGCAATGATAGATTGTTTAGAGTTTTTTTCTAATTTTTTAATAATGTCCCATTGTATTAAACTTAAATCTTGTGCTTCATCCACAAATATAACTTCAAACTTAGGACTTTCTCCTTTATCTAAAAATTTTTCTAACATATCTATGTAGTCAATTAATCCTTTTTGTTTTTTATATTGGTATAATTCTTTGTTAATTATATCTAACTTATCATATGTAATATTATAGCTGTTACCATTTTGGTTATATAATTCTAATGGTGATATTCTTTTACTTCTAGCTAAACTAATTAAAGAAATATAAGGATCTTTAGAGTGTAAAATACCCTCGTGATCATGGTCATATCTTATACCCTCAAACTCTATTTGTAAGTCTCTACCTAAATCTTTGTAATCTTTTTCTTGCATAACATTTTCTTTTTTTAAACCTAATATGTTAAAACAAAATGAGTGTAGAGTTCTAAAGTAGGGTAAGTCTTTTTCTGTCAAATTAAACTTATCCATAGCTCTACTTTTGCCCTCTTGTGCTGCGTTTCTTGAAAAAGTAAAGTAACCTATCTTGCTTGGTTCTACTTTCTGTAAGAATTTTTCTAACTCATTCATCAAATAAAATGTCTTACCTGTGCCTGGTGGTCCGTATATTATTTTTCTCATCAATAGTTCTCCTTGTTAAATGTTTTTTCTTTATATGTTTGTGGTTTCTTATCAAATCTTTTTACAACAAAAACAGAAAGCTTAGTTCTTCCGACTCTTTTAGTAAAACAATGTAAATGATCTTTAAGCATTTGAGACGTTCGTTGGTATTGTATTTTCCAATGCCTACGACTTAGATATTGATGAAAAAAATTATCAAATACAAAATAATGGTACTCATCTTTAGTATATGTCCCACCATTTTTTAAATCTTCAAAGTCATCTTTCTTAACTCTATTTAAACAATAGTCTTCTAAATAATTTTTTAATATGTCCTTGGTTCCTGTTCCTTCAGCCGGTTCTGTTATTTCTGCGTTTTCTAAAAGTATGTTTGTCTTTTGTTTCCATTCATTAGTTTTTAAAGTTGGTGGATTAAATCTAAGCTGCTTAACACACTCCTCTTGAAATAGAACTTGATTAGTTAAATGTTTTGCTGAGTCTAAATAAAGTCTATCTCCATCAACATTCATATAGTAGTAAGGTTCCTCTAAATTAACGACTTGTAAGTCTGTTAAATTAGGAAACATTATTTCTTGACCAATACCAAACTTTCTTGTTTTACATAATTTTTTATCACACAAACTACACATAGGTTGATCATTACATTTATAACCCCAATCCTTTTTATCATGTTGCTTAGTAATTATACTGACCTCTGTATCAGACAATGGATGCTCCATCGCATCCTCATTAAATAATATTATTTTAGATTTCCAATTTTGTGGCCATTTAGACTTAGCATATACACCATAATGAAATAGTGCATTATTTCTACCTCCCTCACCCACTCTATTTTGCACCATTAATTCAATACATGGTGGACCATCTGAGTGGGGAGTTTCGGGTCTTTTAATTATTAAATCTTTTAATCCATTTGCATCTATACAATTAGAAGAATGTAACACAAAAAAATCTTCTAGATTAACAGCTTCACCTTCATTATTAAATGCATATCTTGTCGTGTTATCACCATTAAAGTATGGCAAATTTAAAAAATTTCCTGTATCATCTTTGGATTTTAATTCACGTTGTTTTGGAAAAACCTCTGATCCTCCATATCCTAATACAGATCTAATCTCATTCAATTTATCTTGCATTAATGCAGCGGATACGTAATCAGATGTAAACAAAAATACATGTGCACCACCTGATTTAGATCTAAATACTATTAAAGGTATTTTTAAATTTTGTATTTTATTTATTAATTTTTTATGATCAAAGCCTGCGTAAGAATCTATGTCTATACAACCCCACTTACATTTATTATCATCGTTTATTGGTATTACACCAAGACTAGCCTTACCTTGTAAGTGATTTAACCAATGATCTTGTGTGACTATTTCTCTTTTTACAAAAGACTTACCTTTAATTTTTGATCCATTATTATTTAGTTCGCCAACTATAGTGACACCATGAGCTCGATTTAATCCTTCAAATATATCTATAAACTTTCCTAAATTTACCATAGCTATTTATAAAAGTGGGCATCTCCACTCTCGCTTTGATGCCCACTACCTAGGATTAGTAATTTGAAGAATCTTTGTTTAAAGGTTCTTCAGAGCTATGTTTAGCTTCAATCTCACCTTTACCTACACTAATAGCAAAGTTTTTAGCCATGTCATAGATAGCCTTATCTGTAACAGGGCCTACTTTTTCAACATCCCAACCAAACCATGTTCCTTTGTCATTGGACATCTGAACTGTTTTTAGTTTATAAATGTGACTATATGTAGGCGGAGTGAACAAACCACTTTTACCCTGCATTTTTAAACCCATCATCATTGAATTCCATTTTCTACTAACTTTAAGTTGAGTAGATTTCATAGAAATCAAAGCAGATTGTGGGGTATCACCTAGCTGCAACACAAAGTGATTAGCAGTGTTATCAAGATAATTACCATTAGGTAATCTATCTTTGTAGTCCTTACCTCTTGTGGTTTGACTAATGATATCGCTGTCTGCATCGTGAATTGCAACTGGGGCTCCAGTGCTTTGTCCACGATCTTGCCATTCAATGTATTGTCTTTTACCTTCC